ACCACGAGCCCACGTTCAAAGCCGTCCTGGCTTTCATGCGGCGCAACAAGGTATCTGGCGTGACCTGGCTTGGCGATCAACTCGATCTCAGCGAAATCAGCCACTGGAATGTGAACAAGCCGGGCCTGAAGAGGCGCGGCGCACTGCGATCGAATCTCGATGCGTTCAATTCCGAGATTCTCGATCCCGTTGATGATCTACTCCGGCCCAACGCGCTCAAACGCTGGCATGTAGGAAATCACGAACGTGCAGTTGAAGACCTATACGAGTCGCAGCCTGAACTCGACGGCATGTGCGATCTCGATGAGTATCTGCAGCTGGCCGAACGCGGCTACGAGATCATCCCGCTCGGCGGCATCAGCGAGCTTGGACATCTGAGTCTGATCCACGGTGACGGCGTCGGCAGCGGAAAGTACATCGCCAACAAATTGGTTGATACGCACTGCACCAACATCGTCATGGGTCACGTCCACGCAGCGTCTTCGTTCACGAAGGTAGCTGCCTCCAACGCCAAGCGTAAATGGATGGGCTGGACTCTGCCGACAATGGGCACAACCAATCCTGACTTCGCCCGCAACCGGCCGAACGCGCACACAAACGGCTTTGGCATCGTCGAGCTATTCGGCGATCAGTTCAATCTCTACACCGTCATCACGGATTCAGTCACCGGCCAGTTCGCATACGGTGGCCAAATCTACTCCGGCAAGGGCAAATAGATGTTCACTCACGGCGTTCTTCTCGCGTTGCTACCGATGATCTGCACAATAGAGGTGCAGACTTCGTTCTTCTACGACGGCGTCATCCGTCCGCGGCTGAACCAATTCATCAGCTGGCTGCTCCATGACTGACCTCAATCAAGCCGCACTCGACTACATCGCATCCAGGCGTGCGCTTATGGCAGAGATTGAAGCAGAACTCAAAGAGTTTGAGCATGAGGTCCTGCTCGATGAACTGCTGCGTTACGTCGGCATCCGTTAACCACTCCCACGCATGGTTGATCTCTGGACGCTGTTCGGAATCCTCGACGACGCCGTAGATGCCAGTGAGGACGTAGAGTTCAAAGCCAATCCGATCCCGAACAAGACCAAACCAGCAACAGCAAATCCAAGAATTCCCATGGAGGAATCGCAATGAACAAGTTTGAGCATGTAGTTGAAGTTGTCGGCAAGGACATCTGGCACGGCATCGAGTATCCGTTCGTACACACGGCCAAGGTTCTCGCGCTGTTGGACACCGCGATCAAGGACTCTCCCAAGGTCAAGCAGGAAGTTCTCGCCATGATCCAGCAGGCCGAAGCAGTCATCAAGGATGTGGGTTTGGACGTCTCCGAGCGCGGCGTGAATATCCCGCAAGACATGCAGACTCTGGTCGATGTCAAGGCATTCGTGACTTACTTCGCAGGTACGTTCGTCCCGGCCATGGAAGCGATCTACAGCGAGGTCAAGAACGATCTCAACCTGCCGGATTCCACTCCAGTAGCCAGCTAACGATCTCAGTGCATCAGGCGGTGCCGGCCACAACCGGCCCGCCGCGCGCAAACCACGAAAGCAACCAGGAAGCAATTGCCAATATCAGCTCTTAAACCCTGCTCCCATCCAGGCTGCCATGCTGTAACAACGAACCGTTACTGCGAGGCGCACAAGGATGATGCCAAGCCCTGGAAACATCCATTCCGGCAATCAGCCCGGGAGCGTGGATACGGGACACCTGAGCATCGCGCCTGGCGCAAAGCAGTCATGCAGCGTGATCCCATCTGCAAAGCGTGTGGCATCAGACCGAGCACAGAAGCCGATCATATAATCCCCAAGAGCAGAGGCGGCAAGGACACACTGGACAACGGCCAAGGGTTATGCCATAAGTGCCACTCGGCAAAGACGAGTCGCGAGAAGGCAGAGTCGCGCAGTTAGTTGACCCACTATTAGGATCTGTGCACACCCATCCAGCCTACACACTGGGGCGGGGTCAAAATCCGTTTGTGCATGCCCCGGCTGCGACCGACGGCCAGTTTCATTTCCACATCGCCAAAATCCATAAATCAAGCCATAGGCAATAAGCGACTTACAAGGTATCCATCATGGCCCGCCCACGGACTCCAACCAACATTCTCGATATGCGCGGTGCTTACGCCAACCACCCGGAACGTCGAGCGGATCGCGCGGGCGAGCCGCGTCCAACTGAGCCGCTCGGTAAGGCTCCCGGTTACATGACCGCCGCTCAAAAGAAGATCTGGAAAGAGATCGAAGGCATGGTCGTTCCCGGCCTGCTGACCAAGCAGGATCGATTTGTCGTCGAGCTTGCCACCGTGCTGCTCGCGAAGATTCGTTCGGCCGAGGCCAAGCCGCAGGAGATCAGTACGTTCACGGCGCTACTCGGCAAGATGGGCATGAGCCCCGCGGACCGGAGCAAGGTGTCAGTCACTCCTCCGCCAAAGCCGGAATCCGACCGCCCGACCTGGTCGTCGTTCACACCTCGCAATGCAAATAGCAGCCCAAAATGCGCTTAGTTATGCAGAGTCAGTCCTCTCTGAGGAGACTCTCGCTTGCAAATGGGTGAAGCTGGCCTGCCAACGTCACCTCGACGATCTAAAAAGATCAGTTGACGATCCGCACTACCCCTACCGCTTCGACGAAGATCGCGCTCAACACATCTGCGATTTCATCCAGCTGCTGCCACACGTCAAAGGACGGTGGGCAGCCAAGCGCGAACTGATTGAGTTACAACCCTGGCAGTTCTTCATGCTGGCTGTGCTGTTCGGCTGGATCGAGCGTTCCACTGGCTTCCGCCGGTTCCGTCAGGCGTACATCAACGTACCCCGCAAGAATGGCAAGTCACCAATCGCAGCCGGCATCGGTTTGTACATGCTCGCCGCCGACAACGAGTTCGGCGCCGAAGTGTACTGCGGAGCCACGACCCAGGCCCAGGCGCTGGAAGTCTTCCGGCCCGCCAAGCAAATGGCTGAGCGTAGTCCGGATATGCTCGAAGCCCTTGGCATCCAGGTCCACGCAGAGTCGATCACAGTAGAGTCCAATGGTTCCAGGTTCCAGCCGGTCATCGGTAAGCCAGGTGACGGCGCTGCGCCTAGTTGTGCAATCGTTGATGAGTTCCACGAGGCTTTGACCGCTGACCAGTTCGATACGTTTGTTACGGGCATGGTAGGACGTGAGCAACCTTTGCTCCTGGTGATAACGACCGCAGGAACCAATGTCGCCAGCCCCTGTCACGATTATCAGTTGCAGGCACAAAAGGTTCTCGAAGGTTCCTTCGATGATCCGTCGATGTTCGTTCTCATTTATGGCATCGACGAGGGCGTCGAGTGGTCATCGGAAGCAGCTTTGATCATGGCAAATCCTAACTACGGGATTTCCGTAGATGCCCAGCATCTGCTACGCGAGCAAAAGAATGCCGTCCAGAACGCTGCCAAGCAGAACATCTTCAAGACCAAGCACCTGAATGTCTGGTGCAACGCCAGTGTCTCCTGGATGAACATGCAGAAATGGCATGCGCTGGCCGACACCACGATGTCGGCCGATCAGTTTGCTGGTCAGGAATGCTTCATCGGACTTGACCTGGCCACCAAGAAAGACTTGGCGTGCTCGGTCAAACTCTTCCGGCGCACCGAGGAAGACAACAAGCTGCATTACTACCTGTTCCCGCGGTTCTACATCCCAGAAGAGCAGGCCGCGCTTCCAGAGAATCAGCATTACCTGAAGTGGGTCAACGAAGGGCATCTGATTGCCACACCAGGCAACGTAATTGATTTCGGCACGATCCTCGATGACCTGATCGCCGACACGCAGCAGTATAAGGTACGCGAGTTGGACTTCGATCAGTGGTCGGCCGAGTACATTCGCCAGCAGTTCGCTGAGAAGACCAAGATTGCGACCTTCGAGGTTCCACAAAGTCCACAGTACCTGTCCGATCCGGCGCTTGAGTTTGAGGCGCTTGTCCTATCCGGTCGACTACATCACGACGGCAACCCGGTCATGACCTGGTGCGTGAGCAACGTCGTCGCTAGGTTCAACAAACACGACAACCTGGAGCTAGGCAAAGACAGAGTCGCCAACAAGATTGACGGCGTTGACGCCACGCTTAACGCACTCTACCGCATGCTCGCCACCCCGATGGCCGCACCCACCAAAAAGTACCAGCGCATCCAGTTCTTCAACTAAAGGCAGACATGGCTGAACTCATACAATTGCATTTGCCTGACCCTCCCGCGCTCGAAAAGCGTGATGATGGACCAAACCTGAACCAGGCAGGCGTGTCGTTGTCTGCCGGTCTTGCCGCGCTCGGCATGGGCACCTTTGTTGACAGCAACGAAAATGTCAACGAACGTACTGCCTTCGAAGTGCCGACCTACCTGACATGCGTTCGCATCCTGAGCGAGTCAGTTGCGTCCCTGCCGCTGCGAGTTTACGAGAAACTTCCTCGCAGTCAGCGTCCGGCGCCAGATCACTACCTGTACTACCTGCTCAGCCAGCGTCCGAATCCTCAGATGTCCGCCAAGGTCTTCTTTCAGACTCTGATGATCGCCGCGGTGGGCTGGTCGAACGCCTATGCGGAGATCGAGCGCGACCACAATGGCCGCGCGATCGCACTCTGGCCGCGCCTGCCGTGGAAGACCAAACCGGTTCGCAATGCTGGAATCCTATCGTTTGAAACTACCGATACCGGCAACGGTCAACCGCGCAAGATCAAGTCCGAGGACATGCTGCACATCGTCGGATTCAGTTTCGATGGCTTGACTGGTACTCCACTGGTGCGCTTCGCTCGACAGTGTATCGGCCTGGCCCTGGTAGCTGCCCGCTACGGCGCTCGTTTTTATGCGAACGGTGCGAGAAACTGCTTTTACCTGCAAGCCGATCATGAGCTGTCGCCTGAAGAGATGACTGACATGCGTCTGGATGTTGAAGCGCTGTCATCCGGCGCCAACGCATTCCGCGTCGGCATGTTGCCCAACGGGGTCAAGATCGAGGCGGTCCCGACCAATGATGAGGCCCTGACCGAATACATCAGCACATCGAAAATGACGCGCGACGAAATCGCAGCCTTCATGCGCGTGCCTGGTTACATGGTGGGATCGACTGAGAAGGTCATGAAGTCGACCATCGAGGCTCAGAACCGTGAGTTCCTGACTTATGCGCTTCAGCCTTGGTTGATCGGTATCCAGCAGGAGCTGCAGTTCAAACTGCTGCCTCCGGTCGGTCGCGCAGCCGGCAAATATGAGATTCGCTTCTACCTGGATGCACTGCTCGCAGCGGACACGGTGACACTGACCGCCAAGCAAACTGCCGGTCGCATGGGTGGTTGGCTGTCAGCCAATGACATCCGTGAGCAGCTCGGCATGGAGCCAATCCCTGGCGGCGACGAATATCTCGTTCCGTTAAACACGACCAATGCCTCGGAAGCTGCGCTCGGTGTTGAAACAGTCAATGATCCCGAGGACGTCTCTCCCAACCAGGAGGACGGCCAGGATGTCAACGATCCAGCGGCCCGGGCCCAGTATCCGCCGATGAAGTCCAGGTCAGTCCCGCCCACTGCCAAGCGTGCCCGCGAACTCTACCTGCCGATGTTCACCGACGCCCTGGCCCGGCTGCAGCACCGCAGCAAGCAGGATTCATCGGCCATTACCCAGACAATCAGTCCGATTGCCGCTGGATTGGTAGCGTATTTCCGGTCCACGGGTGAGCCCGGCGCGAATGAAATCGCTGCGGTCAACAAGTACGTTGGAGCCCTGGAGTCACGCATGGCGAAGGGCACCGCCGATCAACCCGAAACCGAGTTCGACAAGTTCGTCAAATCCATCGTGTTTGCGGTGGAGGCCGACAAGGCCGAAGCCAGAGCGAGGAAGGCCATCAGCAATGAGTAACGCCAAAGAGTTGCGTGCGCTGCACGCCAAAGAGCTACGAGTATCCCAGTCCGAAGACGGCAGCCGCACTATCTCCGGCGTGGTCACGTACAACACGAAGTCGTCCGACCTGGGTGGCTTTACGGAGATCATCGCGCCTAACGCGTTTGCTGCTTCACTGGCCGGTGACATCCTGTGCCTGCGCGATCACGACCCCAAGCTGCTGATGGGCCGCACCAAGTCCGGCACACTTCAGCTGAAGGATACCAACGGTGGCTTGAACTTCACCTGCAAGCTGCCGAAGACAACGACGGCCAGCGACCTGGCAGAGTCCATTGATCGCCGCGACCTGGATGGCGTCAGCTTCGGTTTCATCACCAACGAGGACAACTGGGCTTGCGACGATGAAGGCAATACTGTCCGCACCATCCTGGATGCCGAGTTGATTGAGATCAGCCCGTGCAGCTTCGCGGCCTACCCGGCGAACTCCGTCAGCGTGCGCAGCTGTCCCGATGGTCTGCGCAGCAAGATCGAGAACCGCGCCAAGCAGCACACCAAGAAGGTAGACGGCGACAACCTGACCGCAGACGACTTCCTGTACGTTGGCGATCCGGAGAAGACCGAGACCTGGTCGTTGCCCTGGAAGTTCTCCGACGAGGAGAAGACGAAGAGTCACCTGCGTGACGCGCTGAGTCGCTTCTCTGAAGATAAGACGATTCCGGCCGACAAGAAGAAAGCCGTACACGACAAGCTGGTTGACCTTTGCAAGCAGTATGGTATCGAGGTCAGCGAGGAACAGCGCGACTACGACGACCCGGACGTGGAAGACCGCTGCAACTGTCAGTGCCAAGCCTGTCAGGATGGCGACTGCGCCAACTGCTCCGACCTGGATTGCGATTGCGACGGTTGCACCTGCAACGAAGAGCGCAGCCTGGCTCACCTGAAGCTGCAGCTGGACATCGCAAGCGCCTTCTAACCCCACCAAGTTTAGATTCACTGGCATTGCCTAGCGCACTCGTTGAATCGAGAGATGCCGCCCGTAATTCCCGCCTTCGCACGCTCCCTGCCGGAGTTCGCCGCGCAAGACAAAACCACGTACCACCAAATTCCGCATTCCAAGGACCCCTCCGATTATGACCTCGAAAGAACTCCGCGAGCAGCGGGCAAAGCTCGTTGCCGACGCGCAGGCTCTTGTGCCTGCCGACGTTAAGAACCTCACCTCCGAACTCCGCACCAAGATCGAAACCATGCTGGCCGACGCGCAGGGCATGGCGACCTTGATCGCCGCGCTGGAGCGCGAAGAGAACACCGCTGACGAGCAGCGTGCAAAGAATCTCAACCTGGCCAACACCGACAGCGTTGAGCATGCCGACAACGAAGCGGTTCGCACCGCGTTCCGTAGCTACCTCCGCACTGGCAAGATCGAGCAGCGCGACCTGACCGTCGGCAGCGACGGCGTTTTCATTCCCACGTTCGTCAGCGCACCCGTGGTCGCCAAGAAGTCTGCCGGCTTCATTTACAACCTCGTCGGCAAAATCAAGAGCGACACCGGCGCCCCGATCAAGGTGCCGACCTGGAACGACACCAGCAACAGCTTCGTGCTGAACTCCACCGCGATCAGCACGACCGATCCCAGCGTCGGCGACGTGCCGATCTCGATCGACGACTACCGCTTCAACCCGCTGCTTCTGGATAACAGCTTGATCCAGGACTCGTCCTTCAACATCGAGGATGAGGTTGTGCAGAGCATCTATCTGCGCTACCAGCGCGACATGTCGAAGAACATCACGCTCGGCAACGGCTCCAACATCGCCGGGTTGACCTCGATCACCGCGGGCATCACCAGCGCCACCACCAACACTTTGGGCTTTGCAGATTTCGTCAGCATGCTGGCAAATTTGGACCCTGCTTACATGCCGAATGCTGTTTGGACGTTGAGCCAGGCGACGTTGGGCGTGGTGCTCAACATGGTCGACTCGAACAAACGGCCTCTGTTTTTGAACTGGGACGAAGGTGCGTCGGCTGGCTTCAGCGGAAAGATCCTGGGTCTGCCAGTCGCACTCAACGTCAACCTGCCTTCGGTTGCCACTGGCAACGTCGCCGTGCAGCTGGGCGATTACTCTGAGGGCTACAAATTCCGCGAGCTGGCTTCCGGCATTATGGTCAAGCGACTTTCGGAACGCTGGGCAGAACTCAACCGCACCGGATTTGTGGCCTTCACGAGAGTGGGTGGCGCACCTGTCGATGCGGGAACGCATCCGATCATCTCCTGCACCATTAAGTAACCAACCGGGAGCCTCTCCAACGAGAGAGGCTCCCACCTCTCCCGTAACAATATCCCGCAAGGATTCAATCATGCCAATTTCATTGCAGCGCAACGCCACAACCGGCGACGAGCCTGTCAGCCTCGACGAGTTGAAGGCTGCTATGCGTATCGACTTTGATGACGATGACGCGCTACTGACTGCGCTGCTTCTGGCTGCGCGGCAGCGTGCCGAAGATATCACCGGCCGCACCCTTGTTACCTCGACCTGGACGTATTTCTTGGACTCGTTCCCGTTCGGCTGGCAAACGGACTTGGCACCGGCCCGCAGCACCATGAACCGGTTCATCAACTGGTGGGCGTACTCGCAGGCCATTCGGATTCCGCGCGGCCCACTGCAGTCAGTCGAGAGCATCCAATACCTTCCAGGCACCAGCGGCCCATACGTCACGCTTGATCCGAGTAACTACATGATCGATACAGCGTCGGCTCCCGGGATTGTGTACCCGGCTCCCAACTATTACTGGCCGCTAAACAACTACGCCCAGCACAACGCTGTCCAGATCAACTTCACTTCCGGATACACAGTGGTTCCGGAGCCGATCAAGGTTGCGATGAAGTTGATGGCAACGTACTGGTACGAGAACAAGGTTGACTCCGCGCTCGTCCCGAAGGTCGCCGAGATGCTTTTGAAAGCATACAAAGAGCAGCCAGTCGGCTACGTGGATCGGTAATCATGGACCCCAGCAAACTCCGCAACCGGCTCTCTTTTCAATCGAAATCCAGCGCAGTCAACTCTGTCGGAGAGTCCACCGGGTGGCAGACGTACTACACCGCCTGGGGCTCGGTGAACATACTCCGCGCCCAAATGATGTACAGCACCGGCGACTTCATCAGCAAGGCAACGTACGACGTCCGGATTCGCTGGACTGCATCGCAAACCTTCAACGTAGGCGATCGTATCGTTCGCGAGGACGGCACCATCTTCCAGATTGACTCGGTCATGGACGGTCCTGGCGGATACCACTTCGAGATCCAGATGCTTTGTCACGTCCTGGACCAAACCGAAAGTTAATCATGTCTGACGACGTTGAAATCACCGGGCTCGATGAGTTGACGCGAGCCTTCCAGAACATGGGCGAGAAGATGGCCCGCAAGGCCATCCACGACGCGCTCGACGCATCCGGTTCTGTTCTCCAGGTTGCACAGTCCGAAGCCGCTCCTGAGTATGAAGGCTCTGAGAAAGGATCTCCGCACCCAGCCGGTCAGTTGAAGCAGGATATTCGCCGCAAGATCAAGCTCAACCCCGAAGCTGGTACAGGCGTTGTCGGCATCGGACCATCGAAGTTGTCGTTCTACGGAGCCATGCGCGAATTTGGCACGAGCCACGAATCCGCACATCCGTGGGTGCGTCCTGCGTTCGACGCGAGCGCACAGGAAGCCATCGACGTCTTCGGCAAGGTGATCGCAGCGTACGTCCAGGCCGCCACGAAAGGATCTGCATAATGCTTTGTGAAGGCCTCTACTCTCTACTCTCCGGCTCAGCCGAGTTGACTGCCATTATCGGCAACCGGATCACACCCGCCGTTCTCCCGAAGAATCCAACCTTTCCTGCGATCACGTTCCAGCAAATCAGCGATCGCACGACGGTCAACCTGGATGGCTCAGCGACCAATGTGGTACGCATCGAGATTGACTGCTGGGCACAAACCTACCTGGCCGCGGCCCAGGCACAGAAAGCTCTCCACGATCTGCTCGATGGTTACACCGGGACGTTATCCGATGGAACCGTAGTCAAATACACCGGCTCCATGCAGGGTCCTGACATCTTCGAGCATGATTCACTCCTCTTCCGCACCTCCGTTGACTTCTTCTTCACGCTATAGCGCGTAACAAACCACGCAACACAAATCCCCTCCTTATAAGGAATCCCCACCATGGCATACACGAAGTCTGCCGCCATCACTGGCGCAGGAACAATCCTGTCTATCGGTGCAACGCCGACCCCCGTTGCCGAAATCAAGTCCATCAAAGTGTCAGGTCGCAAATGGGACACCGATGACGTCACCAACATGAGTTCGCCGGGCTACAAGGAATTCATCAGCACCATCATCGATCCCGGTGAGTGGGCCCTCGAAGGCAATCGCGTCTCCGGCGATGCCGGCCAGGCTGCGATGGAAGCTGCGTTTGCTTCCGGCGCGTTGACGGCGTTCACCGTGCAGCTGCCGGTGGCCGGCGCACAGAAGACCAAGGGAGACTGCTACACGTTCAACGCCCTGGTAACCGAGATCGATTACTCGTTCGAGACCACCAAGGCCGATTCAATGTCGTGCAAGCTCAAGGTCTCCGGCGCGATCACGCTGGCTGTCGGAAGCTAATCAATCAGGCAAGCAGATCAACCAAGAGGCGTGTCATTTGACGCGCCTCTTTTCATTAGATCGAGCACCCACAGAAAAGGACTGAATCATGGCAAAAGCACCTCGCACTCACACCGCTCTACTGCCCAAAGTATCTGTCGAGTTGGATGGCAAGTCGTATGGACTCGCCTTCGACTTTAACGCTCTCGCCCGCGCCGAAGAGCTGACCGGCTTGAACATGCTCAAGGCCCTGGACTTCCAGGGACTGTCGGCAACCACCTTCCGCGCCCTGTTGTTCGCATCGCTGCTCAAGCTGCAGCCGGAGGTCACGCTGGAAGAAGTAGGCTCGCTGATCCAGTATGCCAAGCTGCCCGATCTCTACAAGGCGGTGGCCCGCGCGTACACCGAAAGCCAGCCTGAACCGGAGCCCGCAAGCCCAAACGTCGAGCAGCCGGAGCAGAACTAGCTCCGGCGCAAGTCTGGATGAACTACTGGAGTGCGGCCAGATACCATCTTCACTTATCGGAAGATGAGTTCTGGTCGCTGACTCCGCGCCAGTTCACCGCGCTCATGGCCCGGCGCAAGGAAGAAACGATCCACACCGAGTTGCTCAACGGCATGCTCTGTGCAGCGGTCGTCAACTTTTCGATGGCCGCGCCAAAGAAACCCATCGAAGCCAAGGCCTTCATGCCGTCCCAGTGGGATGCCTCGAAGCCCGCTCGCA